AAGCGTGCATCAGGAGGTTGTTCGGTAGCCCCGTGTACCGCGTGCGGTCTACAATGTCGTTCAGCCCTACAGAATACCTGTGCAGTTTGAGCAACCGTGTTTCTTCAAGTTTGAACTGCGTAATGCAATCGTTGATGCTGTCCCTGTCAAGGACTATGTCTTTGTCCCTACTAATCAAGTCATCACAGTCCTTTCAAGTTGAGTGTAGTAGCGTAGTTCGCGGTGCTTTCATGCTCCATGCAGTAGCGTAGGGAATCGATAACATGGTTGTTCCTGTCCTCCGGCACCCTCATGCTGTTACCATCTTTATCCTTGCGGTATTGATAGAGCTGTAATTCATTTTTCATGTGCTGGCATTTAACATCCACAATGATTTCGTGGCCTTGCAGCCATTGAATCCCGTGCATCACCGAATCAGGCCCTTTCTTGGCACTTAGCGCCTTGATGCCCAACCCTTGAAGTTCCTTGATGCTCTTGGGTTCGGCAGAATCGCAAGTGATATAGTGTTGCCCGACAAAGGGTTTGAGCAACCCCGCCAGTTCGCTATTCGTCATCCCTCGCTCATACAGTTCATCAAGGATATAGATGCGTTTATGCGCCTTGTCATAGTGAACCTTGACGGCGGCAGCAGGATCGGATGAAAAGCCAAAGTCAAGGCCGAAATACAACTTGTCAGCCGTTTTCTTGAACTCCGTCAAGTCCTCGGTGCGCCAGTTGCGGAAGATAACATCACCAAGCACGCCCCAATTCCCTAAGGAGTAAACCTCGCGGTAGTACGGGTCTGTTTCATTCTCCAGGGCCGATTTGTCATCATCCGTCAGGAAACGGTTATCAAGGTATGTTGTCTTTAAGATGGATAACCCGTCATCCCGGTAACTTGTCTTTGATTCATCCCAGTTGCCGAAAAACTCGGTATATAGCCAGTGTTCCTTGTAAATCGGGTTAAATGACAGTGTAATGCGCTTGGGATGTTCGCTCTGCCCCCTCAAGCGTTTCTCAAGCTGCTTGTAATCGTCCCTTGCTATTTCCGTGGCTTCCTCAATCCAGATGTCGGTTAGTACACCCTTGGCGGGCGTGATGCTTTTGATTTTCTCACTGTCATCTAACCCGCTGAAAAGAATCTGGCTGCCATTGTTCACGGCAGTAATCAGCATTTCGGTCTTTGAAACATTGAACCATGCAGTAAAACCCATTATCGAAATAGCCTTGACTACCTCATTCCAGCAACTACCCCTTATCGTCCGGGCCACATTGCGTAGGACTAAGGTATTCCGTCCGCACAGGGTGTCCATCACAACCCTCTGGGCAATGAAATAGGACTTCCCGCTTGATGCACCGCCAAAGAAGATTTGATTGCGTGTGCTATCCCCCAGAAAGTCCCAGTAGACATCATTGAAGTATTTACGCTTCGGTATCAGTTCCATCGCCCATCACTAACCTAAAGTCTCCCATCAGTTCATGCGACAGCGCCATGCTCTCTTTGGGTTTGCCGTTTGCGTACTCAAGAATCAGCTTGGCGCACATGAACACATCGCCCGGCTTGCTGTCCGGGTTCTCCATGATGTCGATAACCCGTTCCAATGCGGGTACAGACTTACTTGCTACCAGTTCCTTGAATGGTTCGGGAGTCTTGGGTCTGCCTCCAGGGTTGCCACTTACACCCTTGACGAACTTTCCTGTATCTGTCCTGTTCTGAGGCAATCCTTTCACCCCCTGATTAATTTGATTTGAGTGTGTGGGTAGGGATTTGCACCCTACAATGCTTCGTCATCCTCTTCATTGCGGATTGCCACATCCTCTGGGTTGTACTCTGGCCCGATGTCGAATAGTCTGCGCCCGTTGTCCATCAGAAGTTGGTACAGTCCGTAGGCTAATACAGTGATAAGGCGCTCGGCCTTCTTGCTCGATGTGTCTATGTCCGCCTGATTAGCTAATGCGTGTAGAGCCTCATGGAGCAGGGTTACGCATCGATGCTCATAGCACGTTTCATCCCGGTTTATGGAGATTAGCCCGCATTCATGGTCCGCCATGCCGCTTAGCCTTTTGCCCTTGCTTGTGAGCTCCCGGCATTCTGCTACCAGGTATTCCATGCCGCCTATTTTGAGCCTGTCAGGTATCTTCATGCGTTCCCCTTTTATCTGCGTCTTGGCTTAACTAATTGCTTGATTTTGTACAACCAGTCAAAATGATAACAAAGCCATCCCAATAGACTTACAATCGAAATCGCGCCGATGATTAAAAGGAGTGTTACAACTCCTTCCGGTGTCACCCGTCCACCCCTGCTGGTAGTCAGTCCCAGAGACAGCCCAACCGCCAAGCCTGTTGAATATCCGTTCATGCGCCACCCTGTTTCGCCTTTTCCTTTTCGATGTTGCGCCGCTTGTTCTTTTCGGTGACGAGAAATTGGCGCTTATAGTATTCCTTGTTCTTCGCGTTCTGCCGCCCGTTGGCCTTGTTCATCGAACCTGTACCCGCCATATTCGTTCCCCCTCACAAATTGCTGTACCAATTTTCCCTTAGTCCCATCGTTTCATGCCAGACAAAGCACATCATGCGAACCTCCACTCGAACCCTCCAGCTTTGGCTCTCTTGCCATTACAGCACTTGCTAATATCTCCATGATCAGTATGGGTGACTTTTGAAGCGGCCATTATTGAAATGAAATGAGCTATCTCTTTATCTTCTTTATATTGAATAACGGCTTTGTTATGACTTGCACTCATCTTCGCTCTTGTTTTATCTGTGTGTTTAAATCCAAGACTGTTTTGCAAACCCTTCCTAGCAGCGCTCATCTTTGCTTTTGTTTCTTTTGTGGCATTACTGCCAAGCCGGTAAGTGTTCCCTGTGTGAAGCGCACTGGCTCGTGCTTTGAACTCATCCGTATGATGATATCCCGTTGCGCTTTCTCCGCCTGCGGTTATGTTGTAACCATATCTCGGGTCTTGTGTTTTGTGATGAGCAATCAACTCTATCTCTAGCCGTTTCGCAGTATCTTCGTCTATACCCGTGACTAACACTTCATGCTTCATGTTGCCCCACCCGTGTTTGAGAATAGCACTTTGAAAATAATGATTGCTCGCATACCCCCTCCCCTCATTGCGCCAGCGTCTTTCGGGCTTTAGGCTAGTGATTCCTATATACTTTTTGCCGTTAGGTGCTGTGTGTTGATATAAACAAAACACCCCTTCGTTATTTGACAACGCTATTCCTTCCCCCGGTCTTTGCAAATACTGCTTTAAAGGTTTGAATACCACATTTCTCTTAGTCCATTATCATGGCTCCATACGAACGACATCATCGTTTTCGTCCCGCTTGGATACCCCGCCTGATGCTCCCATGCTGAAGCGTTGCTGATGGTAGGTAGATGCCTCACCACAATCCCGCCATCGTCATAGTCGGTTTTGTCCTGATAGGTTCTGTAGGTTTCTGTCCTGCTCTCGCTATGCAAGTGTCCCGCATGAACCTCGGCGTACTTGGATAGTCCGTATTCTTTCCTTGCCCTGTCCGTCAGCCATGAACCCATGTTCTTCCGGCTCATGTCGCCATGCGTCCACCCGATTAGGGAACAGCCAATCAACCTGAATTTCTGCGGGTCAGACAGGGTGTCGAAAGTGTATGCCTTATCCTTGCGGTATGCCATCTCCAAGGCTTTAATCAGGGTATATCCCGTTAAGCGGTCATGATTGCCTGACAGGTAAATTACTTCGACAGGGGCGATTGTGCCTAATATGTCAAGGGCAGTAATCATCATGTCCAAGGCGTAGTTGAACACTCTGGCGATTCGCCCGTCAGCCTGCTGCGGCGTTCCCTTGGCGGTTGTCTGGTTGTCATTGTCGGTATGCAGGATATCGCCAAGCGTGACGAAGTAGATGCGGCGTAAAGCCCTACCCTTGCACCTGTCGGCTATGTCGTAGATGCAATTGAGGAAAGCGGCACGGGCAATCTTGACATCGTAACTCGCGCCTGTTTCCTGCGCCCACGCCAAAAGCCCGGTATGTAAATCAGGGACGCATATCTCTAAAGACTCGCCCTCTGGATCATAATTGGTTGATTGGACAGCGGGTTTCGTG